AAATGAATTTGTATCCAACAATCCACTCCCAGAAGGTTGGGAGTGGCTAAATATTGGAGGTAATTGGGAAGCTCAATTTGATTGGGACCTTAATGATGATGGGATATTAAATAATAACGATTTCACGCTTGCGAGTAACCAGTTTGAAAATCCGTTGAATTGGTTTCAAGAATTGCAGAGCTTTTTAAGTAATGCTCCTGAAGACGTAAACTTAGGTACCCTGGACAACGCAGGCATGTTGGCATTTATAGAAAGTATAATTTCTGATTGGGGTGGAAATGTAATAAGTAATGATTGGCAAAATTTCCTTGAAGAAGAAGAAGCTAATGTTGGGCTTAAAACTTATGATGCTCCTGAATTTGCTGGAGGAGGAGGAATGGGTGGTGAATTGGCTAAAAAACTTTATTATGCTCCTACAGGAGGGGGTTTCACAGCTACAGGAACAGGATTAGGAGGAAATCAATCTAATTTTATGGATTTACTTAAAAAAATGCAAGGAGGTATGTAGAAATATGCCTAGGTTCGGAAAAACATCAAAAAGAAGATTAGCAACATGTCATGAAGATTTACAAGAAATATTTAATGAAGTAATTAAACACTTTGATTGCTCAGTAATATGTGGGCATCGTGGAGAAGAAGACCAAAATAAAGCAGTTGCATCTGGAAATTCAAAAGCTGTATGGCCTAAAGGTCGTCATAATGCAAATCCATCAAATGCTGTGGATGTATGTCCATATCCAATTGATTGGGATGATAGAGAACGAATGACTTATTTTGCTGGAATGGTTATGGGGATTGCTAAATCAAAAGGAATTGGCCTAAGATGGGGTGGAGATTGGAATCAAAATACAGATTTAGAAGATAATGGTTTTGATGATTTACCACATTTTGAATTAACTAATATATAATAAAATTGGAACAATTTACAAAAGAACAACAAAAAACGTTTTTAGATGAACTTCAGAATGTAGATACAACATATCCTTCCCATATTCTTAAAAAACAAGGACCTGAAGCCTCTCCAAATTATGCATTAGACTTATATAATTTAATGAGAGCATATATTTTTCATCCAGATGAAAAAAACCCATTAACAATACATAATAATATTAATGATATGTTATTAGAGCAGTATGATTATGAAATTCCAGAACAAGATGCATTAAGGCATTATTTGGTAACTCAAAGTCTTGCTGAAGAATATGGACCTAATGTTGCCGAGTTTATAGGCAAATGGCATGAAAATTTTTATTTTAAAAAAGACTTTGATGAACAAGCTCAAGCTGATTTAAAAAATAATAAAAAAGCATTAGAAGATTTTAAAGCAAATAAAAAATTAGAAGAATACAATAAATCTATTCTTGATAGCTTATTAACAGAGCTTACAATTCCCCCGACACCAGAATGGGCTAAATAGTAATTAATGGCAAATTTAAATCTTAATGGTAATGTTTCAAAAAATGAAGAAACTTTACAATTAGCTTATTCAAATTTAATTACATTTGGAAAATTATTTTCACCTCAAGACTTTTTGGCAAGTGCTACGCCAGATTTTCATATCGATGTTGGTAAATTATTAATTGATAAGAGTAAACAGCAATTAGCACTTGTATTGCCTCGTGACCACGCTAAATCAACATTAGCTGCAACAGCTGTGTTGTATAGGTTTTTATTTGCAACTAAAGAAAGGCCTGAATTTATTGCATGGATTGGAGAAGCTCAAGACCAAGCACGAGACAATTTAAATTGGATTGCTAATCATATATATTCTAATCCTGCTATTCATTATTACTTTGGAGACTTGCAGGGCGATAAATGGACTAAAGATGAATTTACTCTTAAAAATGGCTGTAGAATGATTGGTAAAGGAACATCTCAAAGACTTAGGGGTAAAAAACAATTATCAACTAGATATACTGGTATTATACTTGATGACTTTGAATCAGAGTTAAATACTAAAACCCCTGACTCAAGAAGACAAATAAAAGAATGGGTTACTGCGGCAGTGTATCCTGCTATTGATTTTGATAAAGATGGATTTTTATGGTGCAATGGAACAATTGTTCATTATGACAGCTTTCTTAATGGATTAGTTAAAGGCTCTCAAGAAGCTAAAAAAACAGGGGAAGAATATGCTTGGGATGTATTTACCAGAAAAGCAATTGAAGATGGTAAGCCTATATGGCCTTCAAGATGGCCAGTAAAAAAATTAGAAGAACGTAAGCAGTTTTACATTGATTCAGGTACTCCTGCTAAATTTTATCAAGAATATATGAATCAAGCGAAATCACCAGAAGACCAAATATTTAGTGAGGAGGATATACAAGATGGGATTTATCAGGGGAATGCGAGGTTTGATGAAGCGGCTGATTCGTGGTATATACAATTTGCTAATGGAGATAAAGAATACGTTAATATATATATTGGTGTTGACCCAGCTTCGACAATTACTTCTAGGAGTGATTATTCTGTTATTATGGTGCTTGGTGTTACTGCCGAATATGATTATTATGTTATTGAGTATTGGCGCAAAAGAGTCTTACCCATGGAATGTGCCGATGAGATATTTAAAATCGCTAAAAGATACTCGCCAATCAGACGAATAAATATTGAAACAATTGCTTATCAGGAAATGCTTCGTGACTATATAATGAAAAGAAGTAAGAAGGAAGGGTTATTTTTACCTGGAATTGAAAAAGGAATTAAGAACTATAACTCAAAAAAGAAAGATAGATTGTTTGAAGGATTGCAACCAATGTTTAAAGCAGGTGCAGTCCATCTTAAAAAACAACATCATGAATTTATTGATGAATTAATTGATTTTCCTAAAGGCTCTCATGACGATGTTATTGATGCTTTTTATCTTGCAACACAATGGGCAAAGGGAAATGCAAAAGCTGCAACTATTAAAAAAGAAAAAGGAAATGATGGTGTTTGGGCAAAGCCTAAAAAAATGTATGATTGGATGACAGGCAGACGCATATAGCACCGATTTGTTATATATAACTATTTATAACTATATTATACACTATGATTAAAGAAGATTTTAGAGCAAAAGAGATAAGGGAGATGTTTGACCGTTGGTCTAATGCTCGTGAAGACTGGGATGTAGCTGCTAGAGAAGATATAGATTTTTATTTAGGCAATCATTTTAGTGCCGATGAAGCGGATGAATTAGCATCTCGAAATCAATCAGCAGTCCCAATGGATAGACTTTATTCTGCTATTGAACAATTTAAAGCAATAATTACATCAAAGCCACCAAAATTTTCAGCAATTGGAAGAGAAGACTCTGATAATAAACTTGCAAATGTTTGGAAAGTTATATTGGAATATATATGGGATATATCTGATGGTGATGAGCAATTTAAGCAAGCAGTTCATGATTATACAGTTACAGGTCTTGGATATTTTTATGCATATATAGACAAAGAAGCTGATTATGGTAGAGGCGAGATTAAGTTTAAACATCTTAATCCTTTTAAAGTTTATGTAGACCCTAATTCAAGAGATAGATACTTTCAAGATGCTACTGGAATAATGGTTTCTAATATAATGAGTAAAATGCAACTTCTTGATGCATATCCTCAGCTTGGGCAACCAATTGAAGAAGGCGAAGATGCTCTATTAATTGATAAAATTGAAACTGTTTCTGAAGAAGATTGGCCAGATAACTCAAATAAACGTACAATGGATTCATTTACTCCTGATGTTGTTAAGGATTACGATTATGAAGGGTCAAGTGAAAAATATAGATTAATTGAATATTATTCAAAAACAAAAGTACCATATTACAGATTATTAGATAAAAGAAATAATCAAGAAAAAATTATACCTCAAGCACAATTTCAAAAATTATCTGAAGATAAACAATTTTTAAATGCAATTGAAAAAGGATTAATTGATTTTGTTGAAGTTCAACAAACAAGAATAAGGCAAACATGTTCAGTTGGGCAAATAGTATTATATGACTTAGTATTAGATACAGATATATATCCAATTGTTCCAGTGCCAAATATATGGACTAATACTCCATATCCAATGAGTGATGTAAGAAAAAATAAAGATTTTCAAAGGTTCCTCAATAAGGTAGTTTCATTAATCACATCGCATGCACAAGCTAGTTCAGGACTTAAACTTCTTATACCTCAAGGAAGTGTTCAAGATATCGAAGAACTCGAAAGAGATTGGGCTAATCCGAATGCCACCCTCGAATATGATGCATCTTTTGGGGAACCGCATTTTCCATCACCACAACCATTGTCAAGTTCAATTATGCAATTACCTGCTTTAATTGAAAGATATATTGACCTTAATATGGGAATATTTGAAATGATGCAAGGTAACGCAGAGGCAGCGCCAAGAACATCTTCAGCAACAATGATGATGGAAGATTTTGGGCAAAGACGTTCAAAATCTAAATTAAGAGATGTTGAGGGTTCTTTAAAAAGAATTGGAAAAGTTGTATATAATTTAGCTAAATCTCATTATAATTTTCAAAAAACATTTAGAATTGTACAACCTAATAATGATATAAATGAATATACTGTTAATAAAAGATTATATGATGACAAATCAAAAGAATTAATGCAAATTGAAAACGAAATATCAGTTGGTCAATTTGATATACGTGTAATTGGAAACTCAACAATGCCTTCAAATAAATGGGGAGAATGGGAAATATATATGCAAGCATATCAATCAGGTCTTATTGATAAAGTTGAAGCACTTAAAAAGACCGATATATTTGATAAGGAGGGTGTATTGCAGAGAACAGATATGATACAACAATTACAACAAGCGTTGGGTCAAGCCCAAGAGCAAATTAAAAAAGTTTCAGGCGACTTACAAACTGCACATCGTGAATCGATTCAAGCACGTAAGCGTACTGAGGTAGAAAAATTCAAAGCAGAGCTTAATAAAGATGCTTCAAATAAGAAAGCTGATGATAAGCTCTCTATTGGTAGACTAAAAGATGCGGTCAAGCTCGAGTCAGAGAAATTACGTTTAAGTAGTCAAGCTCAATTACGACAAGAGAAATCGCAAAAGGAGAAGTAAAATGACAGACGCATATGATAACGGAAATCTTCCAGAGGGAGGTCAACCCGTTGATAATGTAGGGCAAGATGAAGGACAAACAGAAGTAGAGAATTCAGGACAGAATTTGGAAGAACAGGTCAAGTACTTCCAATCTGAAAAGGATAAACTCGCTAATGAAAATCAGAATCTAAAGAAATTCGAGGCGTTGGGTAAATTATTGCAAGCTAGACCAGATATTGCTAATACAGTTGCAAGTATGGTTCAAGGTGGTAATAATGGACAGCCCGTTGGCCCGCAACGAATTGAATTAGAAAAAGATGAATTTGACCCATGGGAAGCCTATAATGACCCTAAATCTAAATCGTATAAGTTCAGACAGCAAGAGCTACAAGATAGTATTGGACAGGCTGTAAATCAAAGGATGGCAGGTGTAATGAAACAACAAGGAGTTCAACAATTAAAGGGAAATCTTTTACAACAAGGTCTAACCCCGCAAGAAGTTGATTCTTTTATGCAGTTTGCATCAAAAAATCCTGGAGAGTATGGCGTGGAAGGTGCTGTTAAAATGTGGCGTGCTATGATGAACGATGGCCAAGGCACAGTTACAGAAAACCCACTTGATAATGTTAGACAAACACAAGATACCCCAACACCTGGTGGTATATTGCAAGGTCAACAACCTCAAGCTAAAAGCGGAAAGGATGAAATGTGGGACACTATAATGAATGCTGGAAGCCGAGCAAACGTTTTAAAATAATAAATAATAACTAGGAGAAAAGATAATGGCAACATATAATCAAGGACAGGTCCAATTTGGAACTCCTGGAAGTACAAACGCAAGCTTCTCTGATTCGTCAAGAAGATTGTGGGATTTTAGCGATAGGGTCGCTGAACTTGCTCCAGAAGAGTCTCCATTTTTTGTTTACTTGTCAAAAGTTGGAAAAGTGCCAACATCAGATTCTCAATTCCGATTCTTAGAAGACAGAACTAAGATTGCTATCTCTGATAGAGCGTTTTACATGCAAACTGATGCAGACGCAACAGTTGTAGGTGCAACAGAAAATTGGACCGTTGCAACTGAAAGTGGTGGAAGTACAGGTGTAAAATGGCTTCTTAAAGGTATGGTGATTATGGTCGATGCAGCTACAGGCGGTGGTGAAAAAAATCATTGTAATGCTAGGATTGAAAGCGTCTCTGCAGATGGCAGAACAATTACAATTAAATGGCTTACAGAACCTACTGCTACTGATATAGATGGTTCATCAAATAATGTTGAATGTCAGGTAATCGGAACTTCTTTTGGAGAAGGTTCTGGTGCTCCAGACGTATGGTCTCAAGAGCTTGATGATGATTTTGGGTATACTCAAATCTTCAAGACAGCTTGCGAAATGTCTAATACAGCAAGAGCAACAGTATATAGAGGATACGCTGATGAATGGCAACGAATATGGAATCTTAAATTAAGAGAACATAAAGTTGATATAGAAAGAGCAATGCTTTTTGGACAAAGAGCATCTGTTGGTGGTGTACAGTACACTGAAGGTGTCGTTGGTCATATTATGGCTAATGTTACTGGAAGTTCTGTAAAAGATACTGGAGATAATACTTCAGGTGGGGACTACTTAACATATAGTGAAGGAAGTGCATATCATAAAACATATGCAACTGGAGAATTTACATATGATGAGTTGTTAAAAGATATGGAAACTCTCTTTGACCCTGCTCGTGGTGGAGCTTCAAGTAAATTAGCATTAGCAGGTTTACCTGTAATATCTTATTTTAACAAGATAGGCGGAGGAGCTGGTGCAAGTTTTATTGGAGATTCTCTTGTAGAAAGTAACACTGCAAATAGGTACAACTTTCCAAGAAGTCAGGGAAGCTTTGGTCACCAAGTAATGAAAGTAGATACTATTCATGGAGATTTATCTCTTGTAAAAGAGCCTCTTTTCCGAGGAATAGCTTCTAAATTCATGTGCTTAGTGGACTTAGACCACGTTTCTTATAGACCTCTTGTTGGTAATGGTGTTAATCGTGACACCTCAATTACAACAAATGTGCAGCAAGCAGATGAAGATTTACGAAAAGATATGATTCTTACAGAAGCAGGTCTTGAAGTATCTCTTCCTGAAACGCATGCACTACTAAATATAGAGGATGCTTAATTATGAGAAGTGATTCAATAAATACAAATAGTAGTGAATATGGTGAATATCGTAGAAAAGTAGTTGATTTAAGAGGCGCAACATATAATGTTGAAGCTAATGAATCAGGTACTATTTATACAATAAACAAAGCTGATGGTATTGACATTGTATTACCTGCTGCCGAAGCTGGCCTTGAATATGAATTTCATATTGGGACGACTTGCACAGGTGACGCATTAACAATAACAGCAGATTCAAGCTCTGATACTTATCAGGGTTTAGTTCAGCATCATGATAAAGATAGCCTTGGCGCTGTGATTGCAATGAATGCAGATATAGATACATCTGCGTTTGACATACCTGCAGCAGCAGACTATGTGTTAACTTTAAATGCAGCTGCTGATGGCTGGTATTTAGGCGGTATGTTGAAGTTTACTTGTATTGATGGTGCTAAATGGGTGATACAAGGTCATCTTTTTGGCGATGGAACTGCTACTCACATATTCAGTTAATAAACCAAATAAATAAGGTTTAATAGTTTTGTAGAACTATGGAGTGGGTCGTATAAAGGGCTCACTCCAAATCTACTAAAAATTTTATATAACAATAACAAGCCCATTCATGCACAGCCAGTGCTTAGGGCAGGGAGGAAATATGGCAGTAAGTTTACATAAATTCACAGTACAAGAAGCTGCAAATGCAGTATTACCAAGACTTATAGAAGTTGATGCTACAACTACAACAGCAAATTATGATGAGAATGATGTTATTTTTAATTGGGTAGAAGTCCCAAATGTTACTCGAACTACAGGAGGAGCTGTACAGTTAGTTAGCGCATCAGCTCTTTTGCCTGCCGCTATGGGAGATAGAAAAGCTAAAATACAATTAGTATTTGCTCAAGGCATTGGAAGCACTGGTACAGAACCAGCTGCTTTAGGAACTTTAGATTCTGCTGTTAGTATAAGTAGAGCAGATGCTCAAGCAGGTCAAATTTGTGGAACTTGTGTAATTGGAGGGGGAGAGGATGATTTAGTTGCATCTAATATAGCCTCTAATGCTACTGAAAATTTAGGATTAATAATGGCCCCTGAGAGTGCTTCTAAAAGTCTTTGGGTTGCAGGTATAGCTAGAGCAGAACCCGCTGCAGCATTTACTGATACTGTTATTAAATTATATCTTGGTTTTTATGGCTAAGAAAAAACGTAACTATAAAGATGAATATGAAAAGTTTCAAAAAAATAAAACTTCATATCGTGCAAAGTTAAATAAATATAATCGTGAAAAAGGTACCTATGGAAATGGAGATGGTAAAGATGCGTCTCATAAAAATGGTAAAATAACAGGTTTTGTAAATTCAAGTAAGAATAAAGGGAAAAAGGAAAAAAGTAGATTGAAAGGTTCAAAGCGTAAAATATACAATAAAGGTGGAGATATCAAAGGCCCAAGTCATTCTGATGGCGGAGTTATTATTGAAGCTGAAGGTGGTGAGTATATAATTAAGAAAGATTCTGTTAATCCACAGACGGAGTCTGTTTTGCAATATATTAATACTTTTGGTAAATTACCACCAGTATTTGATGCAAGAAAAAGGGGGAAGAAGTAATGCCAAAAGTAGACAAAGCTGAATATCCATACACTTTAAAAGGAATTAAAGATGCTATGGCTCATTCAAAAAGAAGTGGAAAACCAATTGAAATGTCTGAATATGATAAAGGTGGAAAAATTCCAAAGTATTATGGAGGAGGAAGAGTTCCAATGATGCCAGGAAGACGAAGAATGGGACAAATGGGTCCAAGGAGAATGAATCCTTTTGCAGCAAGAGCTTTAGCTGGAATGATGAAAAAAGGTGGAAAGGTTAAAAAGTAATGGCAATTTTTATATATGATAAAGAATTAAAAAAAGTTGTGCAAGTTAAAGAGGCTCCAGTTAAACTTAACAATACAAAAGACCATGTCAATATGAGAACAACATGGAGCAGTCAAACAAAAGTTGAATTTAGCCAAAAAACAATGGACCAAGATATAGCTGACAGGAATGCACGTTAATGGCAACATTAAGTGCACAAATACAATCGTTAGCTGGGAGCGTTACAGAGTCTGAAATAGACCAATGGTGCGAAGATGCAGTAAGAGAATTAATTAATTTATTTCCTCCAAATTTAAAGGAAATGTGTTATGCAAAAAATACTTTTACATCTGCAGCTGCAAATTCTGAGGCTGAAACAATAGCAACTCAACATATTAGTAATGTTTTTGCTGGAGATGTTCAATGTAGAGAAATACATCCAATAAATAAATATAAAGCATCGGATGTAGATAGTATTGAATATGCTACATCAACTGACCCAGTATATTATATAGAAGGAAGTAAAATAAATATTCTTCCTGCATCGTCATCTGGGATATATTATGCAATTGCAGACCCATCAATAGATGCAAGTGCTATAAGTTCTATATCTAACTTTCCAAATGAAGCTGAATATTTAGTTATTTTATATGCAGCAATTAAAGTATTGCAAAATAAAATGAATGAAATGGATACAGTCACAGCAATTGATACAACTGCCTTTGATGCGACTAATACAGAACTTGATGAAACCCAAGCTATATGTGATTTAATGGATACTCAAGTTGGCAGAGCTGTAAGTGAGATTGCTGAAGCTGCTACAGAAGTTGATGCTCAAATAGATACAGCATGTGATGCAATAACAACAGCCGCTGGTAGAATTAATACTGCAGTAGGCCTTGCTAATGCAGAATTTGACAAATGCAGTGCATTACTAGATTTAGGAGAAACTGATACAGAAGGAGATGTAAATACTGCGTTAACTGCTATGAATACGGAGTTAGATGAAACTCAAGCTGATTCAGCTGTAAGTGAATTAGGGGAGGCGGCTACCCAAGTAGATGCAGGAGTAGACACTGCATTAGCTGCAATAGCGACAGCGGCAGGGAGAATAAATACTGCAGTTGGGTTAGCAAACGGACAATTTGATGCAGGTGTTTTGGAAGCAGCGCAAGCTGAAGGAGAGGCTGATGATGCTGCAATTGCTACAGCATTAACTGCAATAAACACTAATATAGATAGCGCAATTACCGATATTGGACTTGCTAAAACAGAAGCAGCAGAAATTGCAACTCAAACTGATAATAGTGGAAAAATTGAAACTGCATTAGATGCTATGAATACAGAATTAGATAAAGTGGATGAGATTTGTTCTGAAGCAAATGTAGAATTTGATAAAGTTGATAATGTAATAATCGAAGGAAGTGTAGAGATTGATAAGTCTACTGCACTATTGGATTTAGGGGAAACTGATACAGAGGGAGCGGTAAACACAGCTTTAGCTGCAATGGTTGCAGAACTAAACGAAACACAAGCAGTGTGCGACTTAATAAATGGTGAAGTTGATAAGGCTTTTGCAGAGGTTGATTTGGCAAAAACTGAGGCTGCCGAAATAGCAACTCAAACAGATAATAGTGGAGATTTTGAAACTGCATTAGATGCAATTAATACAGCAGTTGATAAGTTCCAAGCAGATGGTGGAGACCCCGCATTATTTGGAGATGAAACTCAATATTTAACAGGAGTTGGTCTTGCTCATGTTAAAGATGCTTTAGAGTTAGCAAGGGATGCAATAGATACTGGATT